TTTGTCAGTGATACCACTACCCGCGTGGGTCGCTGGGGTGCCATTCATTTCACAAGCAACACTCAAGTCGATGCCATCATCGCGCAGAACTACGACGGAAACACGATATCCGGCCAGTCGTTCAGTGCAGCAACCACGCTGTACGGCGTGTTTACCAGTATCAAGCTGCAGAATGGCCACTGCGTCGCCTACAAGCTCTGATGGCATTAGTTAGCCCGCTACGCAAGGTTGCCAGCAAGCTGATGGCAAAGTTTGGCGGTATTGCCACCATTCGCCGGGTGACAACAGGCGCCTACAACCCAACCACTGGCACCGTCACTGAAACCACCGCCGACACTACAGTGCGTGGCGTGTTGGAAGATGTCAACCTGCGCGAGGTTAATGACCTGATCCAAGCTGGCGACAAGCGACTGTTGATTGCAGCGGCTGATATTGCCAACGCACCTACTACGGCTGATGAAGTGCTGATTAGCAGCGTGACGCATCAAGTGATCGAGGTGCGTACGATTGAGCAGGACAACACTGCCATCACATACGAGCTGATCCTGAGGGCATAATGGCGCGCACGATCCAGGTTGGTGATATTGGTGATTACGCCAGCCAGCAGATGGAGAAATTGCTGCGGGTTGCAGTGTTGGAAACAGATAGCCGACTCAAACAGGCAAGCCCTGTCGATACAGGCAGGTTTCGCGTTAGCTGGCAGGTAGGGGAGAATGCGGCAGGCTCTTACGATGGCGGGCCACAGCAAGATCCTTCCAATGCGGATCGCTCGAAAACATCCCCGCCAAGCGGATTGATCGTGCCATTGCGCAGGATGAACTACCAACAGGAGAAGCTAGGCAACGTCTACAGCGTGCACAACAACCTGCCATATGCAGAGCCTCTTGCTAATGGCAGCAGCAAGCAGGCGCCGGCGGGTTGGGTGCAAGGCATCGCCAAAGACATCCAAGGCTTTGTGCGCGTCAACGCTGACCGCATCGGGAGGGAATCATGAGCAGCACCTACAACGACGTCCGTGCCGCCATTGAAGGGCGCATTGGCACGGAGATGGCGTTATCGCCTGCCTACCCTGTCAGCTATCAGAACGTAACGTTTACGCCACCCAACAACACACCATGGGTGCAGGTGTTTATCCGCTTTGGCGATAACAACTACGCCACATTGCTGCCGACTGGCACTGGATACAACCGCCAGACGGGCACGCTGGTGATCAATGTCTTCACACCGCAAGGGCAAGGCACTGCCGCCAACTTCACGATCGCAGAGCGCATTAAGGATAAGTTTGATCGTTTGAACCTATCCGGCATCATCTTCGATGCGGCTTCAGGGCCAGCGCAGGTAACGCCTGCATCACCTGAGCCTTACTATCAAACTCAGGTTACGGTTACTTTTGAAGCCTACTTAGACTAGAGGCAGCCACATACCGTTCACAACATGGCTACTGTTCTGTCCGGTACGTCCGGCGCCCTTTACTACAAACCCGCTGGCACCAAGGCCACGTTCGGCGAAGCCGCCGTGGATGCCACTGATGATGAAATCACAGTGGCTACCTTCCTGAACTTCAAGGTCGGCGATCCCGTGGTGTTCAGCGTTGTCAACACTGAAACCGGAGCCACCGGCACCGGCACCCTGCCTGGCGGCATCAGCGCAGCAACCACCTATTACGTGATCGCCTACACTGCCTCGACTGGCGTGCTGAAGGTATCCGCTACTGCTGGCGGTTCCAGCGTTGCGATTACCGACGATGGCACGGCTGTAACGCCTAACGCCTTCCAGGTGGATTACGCGGCCTATGCGGCAGTGGGCGACGTACGCGAGTGGTCGTTTGAGATCACCCGTGAAGAGATCGACGTAACCACCATCGGCCAGGCGCTTGGGCAGTATGCACCCTTCCGCCGTTACATCACCGGCTTTGCCGATGGCGAAGGCAGCTGCACCGTCTACACCACAGACGATGACAGCAACCTGTCTAACCGCATGATCCAAGACGTGCTTCAGCGGCAGCAAGCTGGTGCATCGTTCAAGCTCTACATCGACCGCGTTCTTTCCGCTGGCTCCCCAAGCGCTGCACTAAGCCGCAGTGTTGAGTTTGATGCGGTGCTGACTTCTGCCAGCCTGACCGTCAACCCTGACGATGCGCAGACGGTAGAGATCTCCTTCCGTCCTGCCGGTACTCCTACCTTTGACTTCAGCAAGAGCTGATACATCAAAGCGGGAAACCGTTAGCCCTTGGGTTGCGCCAGGGGCTTTTTTATGCTTAAAGTGCCCTTGGTTCAACAGGCTTTTATGGCTACACAATCCGCCAGTCTTCGCGCGCTTGATCGCCTGAAAAAAGCAGCCAACTTGGTGCCAACCAAGAAAGCTGTCACTCTCAGCGATGGCTCTGAGTTTGAGTTTTACTCAACGCCGTTGACAATGGCGGAAAGGGAGAAGGCCCAAAAAAATTCGGACAAAGATGATGCGCAAGCATTTGCGTTGCAGTTGCTGATTCAAAAGGCGCAAGATGAAAACGGAAATCGCCTGTTTCGCGCAGGTGAAATTGCTGAACTTAAAAACGAAGTGCGCGATGAAGATTTGCAATCTATCATGCTGGCCGTACTGACTAACGATAGGAACGTTGACGAAGAAGAAGCAAAAAACTAGCGGCCTGCGTCAAACAAGATTATCCGCTGCGCATCATGATGCGTTTAGCGCGAGAACTTGGGTATACATTGTCAGAACTGACGGTGCGTTTGACGCGGGAAGAACTGCAGCTATGGACCGTGTTGTACGAAGTAGAAGCAAAGGAAATGGAGGACGCACGAAACAAAGCAAAGCGGCGGTAGACTGATTACATGATTGGGCCTTTGCCGCCGTGTCAGTTGTTGCAAATGTAGCAATTAATATCGACGGCAAGCAGGCTCAAAGCCTGCTCAAGGCGATTCAAAGTGAAGTAGAAAAGCTTAACGGCGAATTTGATCAAGTTTCCAAAAAAACAAGTGGATTATTTGATCAGTTAAACAGCGCTGCAACATCTGCTGTAGGGCAGCTAGTTGCCGTCACTGGCGCCGCATTTACGCTGCAAAAAGTATTTGATACATTAGGTGCGCAGTCAAAAGCTGATGCCGCTTTGCGTAGTTTAAACGTTAATACCGAGCAGGCTAGTGTAGCATTTAGGCAGTTATCTTCTGATCTTTCCGGGCAAGCGTCACAGGTTGAGTTGACTACTGCAGCATACGATGTAGCATCTGCCGGATTTGCTAACGTTGCGGATCAAACTCGGATTCTAGAAGCTGCTACAAAAGGAGCAGTTGGTGGAATGAGCGATGTTAACACTGTTGGCAATGCCGTTACTAGCGTTCTCAATGCTTATGGCATGTCCGCTGGACAGGCTAGCACTCTCGTCGATCAGTTTATTCAAACGCAAAATGATGGCAAGATTATACTTGCCGAGTATGCCTCGCAAATTGGAAACCTTGCGCCTACTGCAAAAGCTGCTGGCGTAGGCATTGATGAACTGAATGCAGCTATTTCTACGATTACCGCGCAAGGCGTGCCAGTTGAGTCAACATTTACTGGCTTGAATCAGGCTTTAATTGCAATCCTGAAGCCATCACAAGAAGCTGCAGACCTAGCAAAACAGTTAGGCATTGACTTCAGTGAGTCTGGTTTACGTGCAAAAGGTTTCGGAGGCTTGCTCGCAGATGTCGCCAAGGCTACTGGTGGCAGCACAACCGCAATCACAAAGCTATTTGGTAGCGTTGATGCACTGAAAGCCGTGCTGCCATTAATTAGTGGTGATCTAGCAAGCTTCAATAAAAACCTGGAAAATCAACGCAATTCAGCAGGCGTAGCGACTAAAGCTTTTGATGACATGAGGAATACGATGGAAGGTGCATTGAAGGAAGTGCAAACAGCGTTTGAAAATTTAATCGTTGCGTTTGCACCTGCGCTTCCTGCTATTATTGCGCCGTTCAAGTTGCTTGCAGGCACCATTAGTCTTGTTGCTAATAACTTAAAAGCAGTTTCACAAGCTGCTGTGTTTCTTGCAACTTTTAGCGGCATTCTTAACGCTTCTGTCATTGCTACAAAAGCATGGGCTGTTGCTACCCAGGGATTGGCAGCAGCAAAGAAAGCGGCTGGCGTAGCAGCTGCTTTTCTTCAGGCTGTAATGAATCCTGCCAACATTGCCAAGATTGCATTAGCGCTTGGGGCTGCCACTGGCGCAGCAGTTCTTCTTGGCAAATCAATGGAAAACTCTGCTAATCAAATTGCAAAGACAAAAGGCAGTCAAGATGGGGTAACTAAAGCGGCGGCTGAGTCCGTAAAGCAATACTCCAGTCTCCCAAAACCAATTGAAGACAGCAAAGAAGCGGCCAAAAAATTAAAAGAAGAGCAGCAAGCAATCACCGACGCCATCCAGGAGTCCGGTAAACAAATAGAAGCTAATGCAAAAATGAATCAAGCAATCGCGGATCAGCATTCGTCGTTCAGGCAGGCTTACCTCAAAGCGGAAATGCAGATTAACGATGTATTGCTAGATCAAGCAAAAACTCAGCTAGATAATGCCAAGACGCAAGAACAGCGAATCAAGGCGGCACGAGATATTTATGATCTCACGGTAAAGCAAGCGCAGCTTGAATACGAAGCAACAAAAGCGCAAATAGCTGCTGAAACTGAGAAGGCTAATCTAGCATTAATGGCCGCTGATCAAAAGGCAAAAGAAGTGCAGATAATTGTTCAGCTAGCCGCAGCACAAGGAAAAGTGAATGACTCTCACTACAAGGCGCTTCAACTAGCGAACGAGGCTGTTGATTTGGCTGGTGTTCAAAGTGCTACTGTAAAGCTTGTTGCTCAGCAGCAAGAGCGGGCAGCACAAGCTGCATTGCAAGGCAAAATCAACGCAGCGGATTCCGCGTTCCAGGCAAACATCTTGGCAAAAAATACAAGCGGCGCAGCCTCTGCAGCGGCGCAGTTTGCTGGCCAGATGGAACGAGGCGCAGTAGCCGCAATTGCAGCCGCCAGAGGTATTGGCGTGGTAAGGACGCTTGAAGACATGCAAACTTCAATCGGTACGCTTTCAGGATCAACAACAACAACAGCTTCTTATACGGCAGAAGAAGCAAAGGCGCTAGGCATTGGGCCATATGCTAACGCCAACAGAGGCGGCGAATCTGAGTACGTCATTCCGCAATCTAGACAAGGTGGCTTTGCAGCAAGCTATCTACCAGGTACTGGTAGCGCGGCAGCGTTGCCCAGCGGTAACGACGGAAGCGGCGCAGCACCTGCAATCAACATTCAAACAGGCCCCGTGATGCAACAAGGCGGCACCAATTACGTCACTGTCAAGGACTTTGAGCAAGGGCTTCAATCCGTCGCTGCTTCCCTGTTGGGCAACAACCGCTCTACCGGCGGTAGGCGTTATGCGGGGGTCCGATGATTAACAATCGCGGTCAGTCGCAGTATCTGCGAATCTTTGATGAAACCAGCACTTACTATCGCTGGCAGTCGTACTA